CTTTACATACAATATATGATGATACCAATCCATATCCATATTTCAATCAAGAAAAAATAGGTTTCAGAAAATTAAGGAACTACAATCACCAAAAATGGAATGTTAGAGAACCATTAGAACTCAATAGAATTATCGTGTGGGAAGATATCGAATATCAGATTCCTGGTGAAAAATTTATATGGGAAGGATTAGGTAAACTACCGTGTAAACCAATCGATAAACTTATACTAAGTTATAAAACTGATGTTGACAAAAATTGGCCGTGTGAATATTCTTTTTCTAGTTGGCATATGATAAAAGTATGTATGAATAATAAAGATACATTTGTGGAACATAGAACACATAGACCATTTTTTTCTAACATATTATTGGGCAATGTAGACAAATCAATGAGACATATATTCTTCAATAAACTAAAAGAAAATAATCAATTGGAGTCTAATCTAGTAAGTGCATTTGGTGAATATAGATCATCATTTTTAGATGAAGGAAATGATGAGATTGATATATTTTTTAAAAATATAGATAAGGACAGACAAACAAATAGAACAAATACAACAGAACTTTTTCGTGGTAGTTTTGCTAGTCAATTTGTAAGTAAACATATTGAAGAAAATACTTGGATAAATGTTGTGGCGGAGACATTAGATACAAATAGAATATTTTTCCCTACTGAAAAAATTGCAAAAGCATTGATAAGTGGAAAACCATTCATTGTCTTAAGTGGAAAAGACTTCCTTAAAAATTTAAGAGATATGGGATTTAAAACATTTCATCCAATAATTGATGAATCATATGACAAAGAAGAAGATTTACATAAAAGAACTAATATGGCATATGAATCATTTACAAAATTACAAAAACTAGATCAGAATGATGTTAGGTTTAAATTAAAAGAAGTACTAAGTCACAACGAAAAACTTATGAGAGATAAAGAGTTTCTAACGAAGAATGTAAGAAAGATGTTAGAACCATTAATAACAGAAGTAGAGTTTAGACCATGATTAGAGTATTCATTGGATATGACCAACGAGAAAAGATAGCATTTAATGTTTTAGTACACAGTATTATTTCTAACAGTTCCGTACCAGTTTCAATAATTCCAGTTGCTAGGAATCACATAAAACATATATACGATAAACCAGTGGGAGAAAATGAATCTACTGAGTTCTCTATGACAAGATTTTTAGTGCCGTATCTAAGTAATTATGAGGGTTGGTCAATATTTATGGATTGTGATATGGTGAATACTTCTGATATTAAACAACTTTGGGATTTAAGAGATGAGAAATACTCTGTTATGTGTGTTAAACACGATTACGAACCAAGTACAAATTACAAATTCTTAGATCAAAAACAAACAAAGTACAAGAAAAAAAATTGGTCAAGTGTTATGTTATTTAATAACAGAAAATGTAAATCCTTAACACCAGAAAGTGTCATTGAAAATAATGGTTTATATTTACACCAATTTAAATGGTTAGACGATGAAAAACTAATTGGTAGTTTACCTTCTGAATGGAATTTTTTAGTTGGTGAAAATACTCTAAATCAATCTATCTTACCAAGTTTAATACACTTTACACTGGGTGGTCCATGGTTTATAGAATATGAAAGTTGTGATTATTCTAATATATGGTTTTCATATCTAAATGAGATACAAAAAAGATAAATATTGTAAATAGTTTATTACAATATATAAGGGGTAAAAATATGGCTAGATCTGACTATGGTGCAGATATGCGAATTTTAGAGATGATGGGATATGCTGATGCAGGTACAAGTATTCATGTGGAAGAATCTTCATCTAAAGCACCTATAAAGGATGGTGCGGTATCTGGGGGAAGTTCATCAAGTCCCATTGTTATGTTTGATTATGCAAATCTTCCTTCATCAACTGATAATATTTCTTTTAATATCCATATAACTGGTGGTTCTGTGACTTTTATGGGATTCAAATCGAATTACGCGAAAGTAGAAGGTCCTGGTTTTGAAGATAATCCAGCGGTATCATCAACACAAGTTAGAGAAGATTTCGAATGGGTTAAAGAGGGTTCTCATGAACATCTAGTAAGTGCAGATGTAAATGGAACTTCAATTTCAAAATTAGATACAGATAGTAATGGTGGTGTTTATCATGTAACATTACAAGATGGTGATTATGCAACTCTAGTTTATAGTTTCAACGCAGCACCAGTTGTACAGGCATCTGCTTCTGGTAACTAAATTTAATTTTATTCAATATTAAGTAATTTTTAATATAATGAATTCAATCTATGACTCATCAACTCTAAGAACATTTAGAGTGATGGGTTATACCAAAAACAATGTAAATCTAACTATCTACGACGAAAATAATATCATCTTATTTGATGGAGAAATTTCTGGTGGTGATGATAAAAACTTAATTTCAATTTACGAATTTAAATTACCTATATACACGAAGAGTGTAAAAAAACTAAAATATAAAATTAATAAAGGTCTAATTTACTTAATTAGCCTTAAAGCAAACTACTCACAAGTCGTCAATAGTGGAAACCCAGTAAAGGGATTCAAAGCAGTATCAGAAGAAGAAAATGTAAATGAGTTTTTATGGACTTGTAACGGTTCATATAAATCAACACAAAATATAATTATTGATGGGAAAGAAATAAAACGTGAGATAGATAATGATCACACTGGTAACTGGGTATATGAATTATCCACCAATCAGACTATGGAAATAGAGTATGTTATTTTACCCCCTCCATTACCCAGACTTACCGAATAATTTTTTATAAAAAACAATTTTTGTTCTGTTTTTATCTGTTATAATATTCCTACAACAAAACAATAAAAGGAAATATTATGCAAACTGTATTAGTTAAACACGGTGAATACCGTGGTAAGAAAGTCGTCAACGAAGAGTTTCTTCTTAAAAGAGATATTGCAGCAGACACTTCTGTGAATGGTTCTTTTATCAATGTAGTTCCAAAAAAGGGATTTGGAAAGAAGACTCAAAAATCTATTCGCATTAATGTAGAAAGAGAAAATCTTGAATACATTGGTAAATCCAAACCAAAACCTTCAACATCAGTAAGAGAGACTACTCCAAAACTTAAATCAATTAAAGTTAAGAGTGAAATGTCTTGTAATGCTGAAAAAGAATCAGACCAAGATATCATTGATAGGATTTCTGAAAGATTCGAGATACTCAGAGATATGACAGTTGCAGCAATCAATAGTGATATAAAAGCAATGATTGTATCTGGTCCACCAGGGGTTGGTAAATCTTATGGTGTTGAACAAGAACTTGAAAAAGCAAATATGTTTAATGACATTGCACAAGTTGCACCAAGGTATGAAGTTATTAAAGGTGCAATGACACCACTTGGCTTATATACAACTTTATACAAACATGCAGCAAAAGATCATGTTGTTGTATTTGATGATTGTGATGCGGTTCTCCACGATGAACTAAGTTTGAACTTATTGAAAGCCGCATTGGATAGTGGAAAGAGAAGACGTGTATATTGGAATGCAGATTCACATCTTTTAAGAAGGGATGGTATTCCAACTGCATTTGATTTTAAAGGTGCGGTAATCTTCATTAGTAATCTAAATTTCGATAGTATTAGAAGTAAGAAGATTAAAGATCATTTAGAAGCACTACAAAGTAGATGTCATTATTTAGATTTATCTATGGACTCTATGAGAGAAAGAATGCTTCGTGTTAGACACATTGCACAGATTGGAGAACTATTCAAAAATTATGATTTCAGTCATACTGAATGTATAGAAGTTATCGACTTTATGGATGAATATAAAGATAGACTAAGAGAAATGAGTCTCAGAATGGCACTTAAAATTGCTGACTTAAAGAAGATTAGTCCAAGATGGAAAAATCTTGCTAAGACGACTTGTATGTTAAATAATTAACTAGTTTAGGTGATGTGTGTGGATATCCCTTACTTCACACAAAACATCACTTAATCGGGAACGATTATCTTTTGTTGAATCCTTTTTTGTTTGTTGTAATCGTTCCCACCCTATTAAATAAAATATGAAACATTGTAAATTAATTGTCCGTGATGAAGTAAATTGTGCATTAAAGGATTTAGACTTAGACACAAGACAAAAACTTGTCCGTAAGTTTAAATATGAAATCCCTGGTGCAAGATTTATGCCTGCTTATAAGTTAGGTAGATGGGATGGACAAGTTTCATTTTATAATCTTGGTGGTAGTACATATGTTAATCTTCTACCAGATATTCTCCCAGTTCTAATCGATGAAGGTTATGAGGTCGACCTAGAAGATGAGAGAGATTATATAAATTCATACGAGATAGAAGAAGTCGATAAGACGACTTTCTCTCATATAAAATGGCCAAAAGGTCATCCAGTTGAAGGTCAACCAATCGAACTAAGAGATTATCAAATACAGATAATCAATGACTTTATTAAAAACCCACAATGTATCCAAGAAGTTGCAACTGGTGCTGGTAAAACATTAGTGACTGCAGCATTATCGGAACGAGTACAACAGTATGGAAGAAGTATTGTTATTGTCCCCAATAAATCATTAGTAGTACAAACCGAAGAAGATTACATTAATATGGGATTGGATGTAGGTGTGTATTTTGGTGATAGAAAAGATTTATTCAAAACACATACTATTTGTACTTGGCAAAGTTTGAATACCTTACTCAAGAATACAAGAGACGGTAAAAGTGATATAACAATGAATGAATTCATTGATGGTATTATCTGTATTATTGTTGATGAAGTACACAGTGCAAAAGCAGATGCACTTAAAAAATTACTAACACAAACATTTCGTAAAGTCCCATTAAGATGGGGATTAACTGGAACAGTACCAAAAGAAGAATTCGAATATCGTTCCTTACAAGTTGGATTGGGTAATGTTATCAATAAAGTATCCGCAAAGGAATTACAAGACAAAGGTGTTCTTGCAAAATGTCATGTTAATATAATTCAAATGGTAGATCACGCCGAACACGCTAACTATCAAAGTGAATTAAAATACTTACTAACAAATAAAGACAGACTTCATATGATTTCTGAATTAGTTTTAGAAGCAAATAAAACTGGTAATACTTTAGTCCTAGTTGATAGAGTACAAGCAGGTAAAGACTTAGAAGAATTACTTGGTGAAAAGGCTGTGTTTATTAGTGGTGCAACTAAAGGTGATGACAGAAAAGAACATTATCAAGATGTTAATGTTTCCGATGATAAGATTATTATTGCAACATATGGGGTTGCTGCAGTTGGAATTAATATTCCTCGTATCTTTAATTTAATGTTGATTGAACCAGGTAAGTCTTTTGTTCGTGTTATTCAGTCTATTGGCAGAGGTGTAAGAAAAGCAAAAGATAAAGACTTTGTTCAAATTTGGGATATTACATCTACTTGCAAGTTTGCCAAAAGACATTTAACAAAAAGAAAAGCCTTCTACAGAGAAGCAAACTACCCATTCACATTAGAAAAGTTTGATTGGAAAACACAACCTAAATTAATTTGACCGTTTTCACAGTTATTGTCATACATACTAACATAAGTATTTTTAATTTAATAAAATACTAAAGTATGAAAATACACACACTCGATGACACAGCATACGAATTAAACGAATTACCAGAAAAAATCAATGATATGCAATTTGCTATCTTTGATAATAGTAATCCTAAAGATGCAGATTACTTTTTTGTTCCTCTCATATTCTTAGAAAGTTTTACTTCACCTGCACTTGTGTTAAAGATTGCAGATAAAGTAATAAAGATGCCAATGGATTGGAATGTTCTAATCGGTGAAGAAGAAACTGGTGATTTGGAAGCAATACCTTTAACTTCCATAAACAACAGAAACTTTAAAGTATTTGAATTTAATGCATTGAGTAGTTTCAAGGCAGATTTCCTTCCAATTGAAGTTATCGATGTTTACAATGAAGTCGAGTGGTACAATCCTAAATTAAAGAACGGTCAATATCTTGCAGTTCCTATTGAAGAAGGTGAAAACCCAAGAGTCATATATTTTATAAAAGAAGTATCAAGAAACTGTCAGGTAGTAGACTACAATCAGGCTTGGTAAGTGGCTGACAAATTAGATATATTCGAAGTATTAAAAGCAATAGACTCTAAAGACTATGGATTCTATGATCGTTTGTCGGACGAGAAAAAGAAATCATTTAGTGCATTTTTAAGTATGAAGTGGGCATCAGCGGTCAAGGGCGATACCATTCTTCAACACTATTATCTTGCAAGTATTAACAATCATACTAATGTGAATTTATTCGATATTAGTAAACATCCAAAACTTCAATGGTTACTATTGGTTGCAGCAAGTCCTAACTTTGGTGTTCATAGACACGAATGGATATCCACTAAAAAAGAAAAAGAAACAAAGTCTTCTAAGGATATAAAAGGAAAATTAATGGAAATATATCCACAGTATAAAAAAGAAGACATAGAAATACTAAGTAAGTTTGTTACAAAAAAAGATTTGAAAGAATACGAAAAACAATCCGGGAATCTATGAGTTTTATTTGTTCATTCTGTAACAAAGAATATAAAAGGGAAGCATCTTTTCTAAAACACTCGTGTCGTCAAAAAGAAAGGTTTGATAAGAGAGGTGATAAAGAAGTTAGAATTGGATTCAATGCTTACATCAAATTTTATGATTTAACTACAAAGGCACAAAAACAAAAAACACCAGAAGATTTTAGAATCAGTAAGTTCTATGATGAGTTTGTTAAGTTTGGTGAGTATTGTGATAGTATAAAAGCAATAGATGTGGAGAAGTATGTAGAGTTTCTTGTAAAGAAAAATAAGAAAATACATATGTGGTACAAAGATTCTACATACAATGAATTTATAAAAGAATACCTAAAGACCGAAAATATTCTCGATGCTTTACAACGAGGATTGAGATATGGTATTAGATGGTCAAATAGAAATAATAGAGATATAGTCCAACTGTTTAACGAGGGTAAACAGAATGAAATATGTAATGCAATCAAAGATGGGAAAATAAGTCCGTGGATATTATACAATTGTAAGTCTGGCATAGACTTCATAGAAGGGTTAGGTTCATATCAACGAGATTACATATGGGAAACAATTGATCCATCTTATTGGAATGATAAATTTAATAAACATTCAGAAGATGTGCTGTACATAAAATCAACTTTGAATGATTTGGGATGGTAATGACAGAGAAGAAGAAAAAACCAGATATGGTTGTCACAAATCCATCTATTATGGAATATCCAACTAATATTGGTGCACCATCATTCACGATACCAGATGTATTAAGTAAACAAAGAGAAAGAGGTGTTAATGCCACTCATCAACTTGAAACAAAGTTTGATGAGATTAAAGAAAGGTATTTTGAACTAGTCAGATTGGCAGAGGATACTGAATTAGTATACAATTCGAAATACAGTTTTGTTCCAGTAATAGGTCAAGTTTATCATTTGTATATAATAGATGAGACTTATGTATTAAGTTTAATTGAACCGTCACGATGGGATAAAGAACACTGTGGTAGTTTTAAATATACTTCAGAAAATACTTGGGAAAGAATATGAAAACAATGGATGCTGATGTAGATATTGACTTTGCAGATAGAGAAGATATTCTTAAACACATTAAGTATATTGCGGCAAGACAAGATACTAATGTAGATAGTAAGAAACATAACAGTGGTGTCTATGTCACAAATATCCCGTATGATCCTGTTCATGATTGTGCAAGTATCAATTATAAAGAAGCGGAAAATCGTGGTTATTTTAAAATTGATTTTCTAAATGTAAGTGTCTATAAAGAAATAAGAGACCAACAACATTATGATGAATTGATGAATAAAGAACCAGAGTGGGAAAGATTGTTGGACAAAGAGTTTTGTTCTAAGGTAGTCCATCTATCAAATCATTACGATAGTATTAAGATAATGAAACCAGATAATATTCCTAGAATGGCTATGTTCTTAGCACTAATCAGACCTGGTAAAAAACATTTAATTGGTAAAACTTGGAAAGAAATCGGTGAACATATTTGGATACCACCGAGTGATGGAAGTTATTATTTTAAGAAATCACATTCATTGAGTTATGCAATGTTGGTTAAATTACATATGAATATATTAGAAGAATCAATCAACATCACGAATCAGAGTAATTGATTTTCTCTTTTTTCTTTTCTTTACGATATTATTTAAACTAGTACAAGGACCACTTAAGATGTTTAAGTTCTTGTTGTTGAATATAACTTTACAATCTTCGAATACCCATTCATCTTTTAGAAATAAATTAATTGGAATACTTCTATTCGATTCCCACCACCAAGTTTCACCTAATTCTAAAAATAGTTTCTTTTGGTCTGTATTTGATAACCGACCATAATTGTAAAGGGTAGTCAAAAATTTATCTTGGTTCATTATGATACCAATGTATTCTTCGCCAGCATATTGTATTATCGATAGGAATGGATACTTCTCCTCGATCTTTACAAATAACTCGTTTTCCATAAATATATGCATGTATTCAACTAAAATTTATTTATATAATCAAGACTTAGTCGGTTTATTCTTGGATACCGATGACATAGATAATGATTACAATTTAGCGAGGACAAAATTTGTGTATTCTAAGATATTAAAAGCAACGAAAGGTGTTGACACAATCATAGATTTTCAATTCTACAATCAAGATCAAAAACCAGTGAATCTTGACCAAGCAACATTAACTTTTAAACTAATAGATGCCAGTGATAACAGTGTTCTATTGAGTAAAAGTATGCCAGTCACAGTACCAGCAAAAGGTAAATCAAGACTTACATTAACATCAAGTGACTTAACTGATATTGATTCTCAACGTGCTGAATTTGTTGTTCAAAGAGTGTGGAATTCACGAACGGAACTTGCTTATATTGATGATAACGCCGGTACTCATGGAGTCATCGATATTTTACCAGCACTTGCCTAATAATATAAATAAATTCAAATGGCAAGACGCAAAAAGCCTACTACGGGCAAAAGTATATTAACAAAGTTACATCTGAATCTGACGGAATTTTCTCCTATTACAGATGCTCAAACACTTTTCTTTAACAATTATGACAATGGCAAGTGTCAATTGTTAATGGGATATCCCGGAACTGGTAAAACATTCTTAAGTCTGTACAAAGCATTTGATGAATTAGTCAATGGTGATACATTACTTTCACAAATTGTTATTGTTCGTTCTGCTGTTCCAACTAGAGACATAGGTTTCTTACCAGGTGACTTACACGAAAAATCACAAGTGTATGAACTACCTTATAAGAAAATATGTAGTGAATTGTTTGGTAGAGATGATGCATATGAAATTCTACAAAAACATGGTGTAATTAGATTTATGATTACTTCTTATGTAAGAGGTATCACACTAGATAATTCTATAATAATTATGGATGAATTTCAGAATTGTACAGCACACGAAGCAGACTCGGTATTAACAAGATTGGGTAGAAATTCAAAAGTATTGTTCTGTGGTGATTTTATGCAATCTGATTTTAGAAATTCCAAAGACAAAGATATTCATAAATTTGTAGAGGTTATCGATGCAATGCCAAATTGGTTCGATAAAAATATTTTTGCAGTGGATGACATTGTAAGATCTGGTTTAGTCAAGGCTTATATACAAGCGAAATATTTGACACACGATGACGGATATTAAAAATTTAGTATCATTTGGTTGTAGTTGGACATACGGAGATGAATTAATAGACCCAAAATTAGAAGAAGAGGGTTATGAATTCCATCATCGTTTCAACGAAGAGTACAGAACTAACAATTGTTATACTGGATTATTAGCGAATCATTTTAATTTAACTCAAGAGAATCTATCTTTTCCTGGTTCGAGTTTACAATCAATGCAGTGGGCATTAATGTGGTGGTTAAACAATCGTTCGGATGAAGAAATAAAAAATTCTATTATTCTTGTCGGACTTACTGGAGAGGATAGAGTTAGTTGGTACGATCCTAATTACGAGGAAGGTGATGATGGTTGGAATCATTATCTACACTCTACTTGGTTGGAATATGCAGGCCCCAATGTCGATACAGGTTGGCACGAATTGAAAAAATATCATATCACTATGTCAGCCTGTGACGGACTAAGTAAATTAAATTATGAAACTGCGGTTAGAATGTTCGATGGAGTCGCAGCAAAGTATCAGATACCAGTGATTCAATTTAATACAGTTGCTCGTCTAAAAATGAATCAAATTGATACCTTTTATGATTTGGGTGTTAAAGAAACTTTACAGGCAGAGGATTATGCACCGGGTGGTCATCCAAATCGTGAAGGACATAAAAAAATATATAATTTAATTAAAAGAGAAATAGAAAATATATTATAATTTTTTATACCAACTCGGTGAATTTTGATTTTCCCCAAAAAACAAAAAAACACTTTTCTAAACCATTTGTGTCATTACCGAGTCGGTCTATTTTTGAACCAGGGTTTTTAATTTTCCCTCATCACACAGTGTGGCTCCTGTGGGTTCATAGAGCCACTTTTAACTGTTTTTTGCCGTTCGGTAAAACCCACCATTAAATATATATCTGACTATATATAATATATAGTAATGTTAGATATAGTATCGTATTTGCCACCCAAAAGAAAACAAGCCAGTAGTGGTTGGATTTCTTTTAATGCAGTGTGTTGTACACATAATGGAGAATCTCTTGATAGAAGAGGGAGAGGTGGAATACTACTTACTGGTGAACATGATTGGTCTTATCATTGTTTCAACTGTGGATACAAAACTGGGTTTACATTTGGTAAACCTTTAGGACCAAAGACTAAGAAATTACTAGAGTGGTTGGGTGTAAGTAAAAAGGATATCGATCATTTAAGAATTGAAAGTCTCAGACATAGAAGTATTACTGACATCGTTGATTCAAGAACACCAATAAGTGCTAATATAAAATTTAATCAAATTGAACTACCCAATGGTGCTAGACCACTCAAAACAAGTGATTCTAAATTTGTAAAGTATATAAAAAGTAGAGGATTGGATATTGATTCATACGACTATCGAATTACACCAGAAGAAAAAGGAAGAAATAAAAATAGAATAATAATTCCGTATACACAAGACAACAAAACAGTTGGGTATACCTCACGATTCTTAGATGACCGAGTTCCAAAGTATTTGAATGAACAACAAGAAGGATATCTATTTGGATTAGACTTCCAACAAAACGATTGGAAGTATGTGATTGTTACAGAAGGTATATTTGATGCCATAAGTATTAATGGTGTTGCAGTAATGCACAATCAAATAAATGATAAACAAGCCCAACAATTAAAACAATTAAAACATTACCAGAAAGAAATAGTAGTAGTTCCAGACAATGATAAAGCCGGTTTGAAGTTAATAGACGATGCGGTAGAAAATGAATTCAGTGTAAGTTTTCCAGAGTGGGATGAAGAGATTAAAGATGTCAATGATGCGGTAATTAAATACGGAAAGATTGTAACACTGCTAAAGATTATCAAAGGAATAAGATCAAGTAGTATCAAAATAAAACTCGCTAGAAAGAAAATGGAAAATAATCTATGATTTTTTGCCCAGAAATATTTAATGGTTTGTTTTTACATCCAAGTGGTAAGGGTCAAATAAATTATTCACCTTGTTGTCAGGCTCATACTAAAACCACCAATGTTGATAATTTTAATTTCAAAACTGATGAGAATCTAGTTCGTTTAAGAAGTGAAAATATTAATGGATTGAAATCATCTGAATGTGAACGGTGTTGGATTGCTGAAGAAAATAACCACACAAGTAAAAGACAATCTTCAATAAACTACTGTAAACAAAATAATATTCCAAAGAATGAATCTATATTGTTTTTAGAATATAACAGTACTTGGTCTTGTAATTTAAAATGTATTATGTGTTCACCTGAATATAGTAGTTCGTTGGCTAAAGAAAGTGGTGATATCAATGTTGAATTAAAAGAGTCTAATATTAATCGTAAATTGAATAATATTGTGGATAGGTTAGATTTGAGTGAGACGAGAAGAATACATTTCAATGGTGGTGAACCACTAATAAATAACAACCACAGAGAAGTAATTGAAAAAGTAAAAGATAAATCAAAGTTATCTATATCTTACAATACGAACGGTACAAAGAGAGTAAATCAAGAAATTCTTGATCTATGGTCACAATGTAATTATGTAAGAATATTTTTCAGTATTGATGCAATTGATGTTGCATTCGATTATGTAAGATATGGTGGATCATGGGCAGAGGTTAAAGAGAATTTAGAGTGGTACAAAAATAATACACCCAGTAATGTCATGTTTGGATTGAATGTAACTGTTGGACTATACAATTTGTTGGAAATGAAAGATTTGTGGGAATGGCACACAAAAGAATTCAGTAGCAATGAAGGGGGTGATAAAACTGAGTTCAATTGGCAAATAGCAAATAATTACAATCCTAACTTTCTTAAAAAAGAAGTAAAGGATATTTTTATAAATGAAGTTAAAGGTATAACCGAATTATCATCTTTGGTCAAATTCATAGATGTGGATGTTAAATCAGATGAATATTGGATTGAAGATTTAAATAAAATAGATTCACGAAGAAATACAAATTGGAGAAAATCACTCAGAGTTGGTAATTACTATTAAATGAAAGAATACACTAAAGAAATACAAAAACTATTTTTAGAGATGATGATACAAGACCCTCAGAGTTTTGTTCGTGTCCAAAACATTTTTAATGTCAATAACTTCGATGATTCACTTCAAGATGTTGCTACAATGTTAGAGGAACACACTCGTGATCATAGTACCTTACCTACGATAGAACAGATTAATGCAGCAGTAGGTTCTAAACTCGAGAAAGTACCAGACTTAAATGATGGACATTATGATTGGTTCTTAGAAGAATTTGAATCATTTACACGAAGACAAGAACTAGAAAGAGCAATATTAGAGAGTGCAGACTTACTAGAAAAAGGACAGTACGATCCTGTGGAAAAGTTAATTAAAGATGCTGTCCAAATAAGTCTAACAAAAGATATGGGTACTGATTATTTCAGTGACCCCAAACAAAGACTTCTTAACATTAAATCAAACAACGGACAGATTAGTACTGGTTGGCCATCATTAGATAAAAAGTTGTATGGTGGATTTAATAAAGGTGAATTACAAATTTTTGCAGGTGGTTCTGGTTCTGGTAAATCATTGTTTATGCAAAACCTAATGTTAAATTGGGCAGAGAAGGGTAAGAACTGTGTTTACATTACTTTGGAATTGAGTGAAGATTTAACCAGTATGAGATTAGATTCAATGACTACTGGAACACCATCGAGTCAAATATTTAAACAGATTGATAATGTAGAAACCAAGGTAAAGATTTTACAAAAGACTTATGGTCAACTTAGAATTAAATACATACCGGCACAGAGTACAGTAAATGATATTCGTGCATATGTAAAAGAATTAGAAATACAAGAAAACATCAAATTAGATTGTATGTGTATCGACTACTTAGATTTATTAATGCCAGTTGGTACAAAAGTAAGTGCTAGTGACTTGTTCGTGAAAGACAAATATGTATCAGAAGAAATAAGAAATCTAGCAAAGGAATTAGATGTGGTAATGGTAACAGCATCACAGTTAAACAGAAGTGCAGTCGAAGAAGTCGAGTTTGATCACTCACACATTTCTGGTGGTATTTCTAAAATTAATACAGCGGACAATGTATTTGGCATCTTTACATCTCGTGCAATGCGAGAACAAGGTAGATATCAAATTCAAATGATGAAAACAAGATCAAGTTCTGGTGTCGGACAAAAGATTGAACTACAATTTGATATTAACACACTGAGAATTACTGACGATGGTTCCAATGATATGGATGGTGGAAGTACAACTACAACATCTAGTATTATGGAACGAATAAAACCAGGAGTTGCTGTGGGTAATTCCGATGAGGATACAGAGGATACTGAGAAGGTTGTAGGAGACTATAAAGCAACTCAGTTAAAATCTATGCTAAATAGATTTAAAAGTGAATAAATATAACTAAAACAATATAGGTTACATTATGCAAAAGAAATTTCGTAGTATCCTCGAAGAACTTGAAAATTTACACATTGAAAGAGATAAGACACATATCATTCGTAGTCGTGCCGATAGTCTTATTGAAAGTGCAGGTAGACTTCTTGATTTAGTTAATGAAACATACACTGAAGAAGAAGCAGACGATCTTACTCGTAAATTTCTAAATTCTATTCGAACAAGGGATGGGCGAAAGTTCCAACGCAGTTTGAAAAGAATTAATGAAAGCAAGTGATTTTATAGTAGAGGTAGACTCCTCTTATTTTCAAAGGATAGGAAACAAACTTAGTCAAATGAGTCTAAGTGATGCTCTTCGTGTCGGAAACCTAGATTCAAATCTAAGAGAAAAAGCAGAATCTTTCATTAATCTAATTAAATCCAAAATAGAAGATTTAAAAAGTAAACCTACACAAAGCAATACAGAGAAGTTTATAAAACAAATTGCTTATGGAGAAATGGGTATTTTACCTAATGCTAAATCAGAACAAGCAATACAAGAGTTAGTAGATTTAGTAGACAATGATTCAATAGACACCAATGTTGCAAAAACATATATGACACAGTTGGTGACAATGAGCCTTATGAAACCACAACAAGACAAGATTGACATACCATATGGAGAGTATCTTCCATTAAATATGTTGGAGACTGGTGCTATCGTTCCAGTGAAATATTTAAAACTTAAAGACAATAGTAAGTTTGTAAAATTTAATGGTGATTGGTGGAGAGATACTGATATGAGTCAGCACCAAGTGAAATTACATAGACAACCAGTTGTCGATGGTTATAACAAATTAGAAGCAATGACTGGGTTCGACATTCCAATGAGAGTTGGTAGTGGAAGAACATTAGAGAAACTTAGTCAGTCTGAAATGGATGAATGGTATAGTAGATATGAGTGAATTTAAATTCTTTAACGAACTTACCGAAACAAGAATATTTAAGCGACTTGATTATTTAAAAGGTCAAGATGCTAATGATATCGGTATGTTTATTATTGATACACTATTGATACTAAATTTCTTATGGCACGAAGACAAACAGTCTGCTATTAAATATGCGAAAGAAATGATGAGAGATCAATCATTTACTGGGTTTAGAACAACGCAAAATGATTTGTATAATGCCATTGTTGTACTACTACATCAAGAAAAGTACTCTGACAAAATAAAAACAAACTATGGTATTACCTTGCCAGAAATGAGATTAAAAAGAATAATTCGTAATATGTCAAACGGACATTTTAACGAAGATGATTATCATCAATTAATGTTAATACTATTTCGTGAAATAAAAGGAAGATTACCAGAACACGAAAGAATGAGAAGATTACTCCATAACTACAAAACAATGAAAGATGGAGATAAACAAACCAGTTTAAGATTCTTGCTGCAGAGGTATAGAGTTGGAAAGAGAAGATATTCGGATGTATATCCAATGTTAGACAAGGTTTATAGGAGATACATATAATGAGAGATATGAATTTATACAGATATCACTCTGATCCATCTAAGTTACTCGGGTTTCACGATAGGGGTTGGTATTGGAGTGAAGAATTAACTCAAGATTTATTAAACAGATATATTAAGTCTGGTGAAACATTGGTTGTGGCTGATAGTTGGGATGTAACAATGCCTGTTAAATTTCCCGATAGTGTTCACATTAAAGGAGATATGCAAGTTAGACGACAAGGTGATTTACCAAAAAATTTAAAAGTAGATAACTTACTCAATTTAAGTGGAAATGATCTTGTGACTGAACTACCAGAAAATTTACAAGTTCGTTCACTGGTTATTTCTGGGACTAATATAAGTGATATATCTAAAATTACTAACATTGAAGGAAATCTTCTTATAAGTGGTTCAAAAGTATCTGTGTTACCAGATAATCTTACAGTTGGTGGTGAGTTAGGTATAGGATATACAAACCCACATTTAGTAAATGAGAAAGAAAAATTAATAACATCACTTCCAAAGGGATTAAAAGTCGGTGGATTATTAGACATATCTCATACACGGATAGAAGAATTGCCAGAAGACTTGGTTGCTGGTTCACTAAAACTAAAAGGTAGTTTAATTAAATCAATTCCCGATAGTTTGGGAACAAAAATGCAAGATTTGGATATTAGTGGATGTGCGAATATAACAAGACTACCATCATTTCTAGAAAATGCAAAAAATCTAAATTTGGCTGGAACTGGAATCGAATACTTACCAGAGAATCTAAAAGAAGTTAATATGTTGTCATTGGAAGATTCCAAGATTAAGAAATTACCAGAAAATTTAAAAATCACAGATTTTTTAAATTTAAGTAACACAGCAATCACAGAATTACCAAATGGTTTGGATGTTGAATTTGGACTGGACATTCGTAAAACCAATATAACAGAATTACCGAAAGATTTAAAAGTTAGAGGTCGATTAGATATAACAGATTTAAAAGTAAAATCTATACCCTCTTCAATAACCTCATTACAAAAACTACAAGCAGATAATTCTGGAATTGAAAGATTAGACAACATAACTATCGGTGAGTTTAATGCAGATTCTGCACAAAATTTTAGGGTTATTGGTGATAATGTAAGTATTGCAGGATCGTTTACTGTTAGAGATACAAATCTGAGAAGTATTGGTAAGAATTTTAAAGTTGGTGTTGATAGAGGTGGCAATAATGATTGTGATTTATCTGGAACACAAATCACTGATTTACCAGAAGATATGAAAGTTGGTGGGTATTTAATTCTATATTACACCCCTCTAGTAATTGATGAAAAGTACAAATCTAATTTACAACGAATAGAAAAATCGATTGTAGCAAAGGATGTGTTGTACTAATTTTTTCCTTTTTACATAAATAATAGTAAGAAATAACATAGTGTTATTTCTACATATAAAAGGAGAATAACATGGCAGTATTATCAAACAACGCGGCAGTGGCGGCTAGTCAAGGTCTAG